ATATTTGATGATTCATCAATTCCATACAAATCTGTATTTTTGTCACCGTATATTAATGTAGAATCAATTACTGATATATAGTCTGAATTTAAAGATCCATTACGAGTTTTACATATTCTATATAAGCCATCACGAAGTACTAATAAATCAGTTTTTTCAGATATATTAAATTTGATATCCAAATTTGTATTATACAATGATCCTATTGGAAAAAATTGACGTAAATTAGTTTTATTCCAAAAAGGTATATGTACAAAACACATAGTTTTACCATTTACAACAGTGTGATTTATTTTAAAATCATTCTCTTCATTTGTTCTATATGCATTCATCATAGTCTGTATGACTGAATACACATCATTTTGGAAAAATAATATATTATTATTAATACTTATTGTTAATTGTTTCATAATTCTTTGACTCAACTTTGTTTTCCAATCTAAATGTTGATAAGTGTAATATGTGTTTACATCTGGTAAATTAAATCTTATAAAAATATCTTTAATAAAATCTCCTTTGATAGGAATTATTGTTTTAAATGTTTCTCCAAAACTTACATCAACAATAAATTCTTCATTGCTAACAATAAATGGTGTGTGATTCAATGTTTTTGCATTAAATAAATGTGCTGTTGCTTCTTTGCTAAGAAATGAACACTGAGGTCCTTTTGCTGCTAATTGTAATAAACTTCCAATACCAGATGAATTATATTGTTTATCATCATCGTCATTCATAATAAAATAAAAATGATAATATTCTTAAGTAATGACCATACAATCAATAAAAGAATTAAAAGAAAATTCTATAACTGATTCACATAAATTTCATTTTAATCTACTTAATGAAACACTTCTGTTCTTTAACAAACACGAACAACACGATAATGTTATTAATAATATTTTTACTGCAAGTATTTATAATATTAATTGTGTTTTAAAAGACTCCTTGAATAATCAATGTTATGTTGTTGAACTTTATTCTGAAAATAATATATTTCTTGATACTGTTTCATTTTTTACTACAGATAATTCAACTTCATTCACAATTTTTAAAAAACTTGTTCATCCACTTTCTAAATCTTCTCATTTTTTATATAAGATTTACGATATTGATTATAATAGTGTAGATCCAACTACTATTTTTGATTTATTTACTGCTACAATTGTAGTAAATAATTACCAGCCTTATAGCGATTTTAATAATAACTATCAAGATTTAAATCCACAGTATAATCCAGATATTACACAGTTGTTTTATGAATCATCTGACGATAGCAGTACAGAAGTATAAAGGATAAATGTATTATTATTATAATGATTCCTAACATGAAAACTGGGTTTTCTCCGCTGATTGAACCCGAACCGGATATTTTAAATACTATTCAACCTATTTTAATTTCTTTTGCAGAAAAAAGTGTCTTATTTGCTGCACATTATGCTACTCATTCCGGACGAGATAATTTATCTGGAATGGATACTATTTATGCACTTCAATTTTTAGCTCATGAATTTCTTAATTCAGATTCTTTTTCTTCATTTGAATCTCAAGTACAGCTGAACGAAGAATATGAATCTGAATCTGAATCTGAATCTGAATCTGAATCTGAATCTGATAGTGCTGATAATTTTACTAGAGCACCAGATTCTAATGAAATTTGTAAACTAATGAATCATTATCATGATAATTGGAATGATTGGCATCCTACTAATGATATTGAACAACTTTTGAAAAACAATATTGATAAAACTTTAGAAAAATATAAAATTATAACATAATAATAATGAAGGTTATTTGTAAAGTATACGAAAATATTGTTAGATCTAACTATTATTTATTTAAAGATTTTCCTAACTGTAAATGCAAAAAACAATATTGTAAATATAATTTCAATGAAAACGTATATTCACAAAAATTAAATTCGTATCATGATAAATTGCTTTTTGATATTCAATGCTACTGGGCATCTATACCAACTTATAAGAAGAAATAAGTTCTTTTTTAATCTTATCATCGATTATATTGTCATATAATCTACTTGGTCCTAATTTTATACCATAAATTTCTTCAATTATAATTCTACCTTTTTCTTTTCTATTTTCTTGTAATAAATTGTTTTTATTTGTATATTCTTTTTTTCCTATAAAATCAACTAAAAATTCTTCTACAAATGTACATGTCCAATGATTATCATTTCTTATATGATTACATGATACAAAAATAAGTTTATTTTGTATATATTCTTTTTCAATCTCTGGTATAATTTCATCAACAATCTTAATTCCTATCATATTTGGTAATTTTAAAAACATATCATTAATATTAATATTTTTATATCCATATATCGATGGATAATAATAATACATGAAATCGTAGTTTACTGTCGCTTTCTTTAAATATTTAATTAAATTATCAGTATGTGATATTTGTTTTCCTAGAATCAATATTGACCATATTCTATTTTCTTTACAAGCATTAATTAATTGATGTACGTTTTTCAGACATACATCTGAAACATTTACTATTATCTTTTTTGTGACACAAATATTTGACCAAACTTCTATTAATCTTATTCTTTCATCTATTGTTAATTCTGTCCATTCACCTGTTGTTCCTCCTATTAATACACAATCAAATCCTTTCTTACATATTAACTGATATTGTTCATTGATTTTATTGTAATCTATTTCATTATTCTCTGTAAATGCTGTATATACTGGACATCCAATCATTTATTTAATTATTAATTTCATTTTCTTCAAAAAGCGCTTTGTTTTAATCTATATTTTATTCTGTTTTTTAATCTATATGGTTTTATCTCGTCAGTTTTTTGAAAGAGCTCTTCTTTTGTGTATTAGTACAGCTCTCATGTATTATGTTACTATATTGTTAATGGAAAAAACTAATGTATTAGGACTTGATCTTGAAAATAATGAAATAGAAATATCAAAATTAGAAAATCAACTAAATAAAAAATTAACATTAAATATGTATGAAAAAAGCTTATTATCATCTGTTGTTTATCCTAGTAATATCAATTGTACTTTAGATAATATAGGAGGACACGATGATATTAAATCTAAACTTGAAAAAGTTCTGTTTAAACCTCTTGAAAATAATACTTATCTTCATGGTCCTTTGTTTGCTCCTCCTAATGGTATTATCTTACACGGTAAACCAGGTACAGGAAAAACTATGTTTGCAAAAGCTATTGCTAAAAAATTAAATGGTGTCTTTATTACATGTGGTCCTTCTTGTTTTGAAAATAAGCTTTATGGTGAAAGTTCTAAAATTATTAAAGCTTTATTTTCTCTTGCTAATAAAATCAATCCTTGTGTTATTTTTATTGATGAAATAGATGGTATCCTTGGTTCTAGAAACGATTTTGATCAAAGTTTTGTCAATGAAGTTAAGACTATATTTTTGTCTGAAATGGATGGAATTATAGAACGTCATCCTAACGTTATTTTTATTGGTGCTACTAACAAACTTACTTCCATTGATAAAGCTGTACAACGTAGAATGCGACTTCATATCGAAGTTCCTCTTCCTAATGAATTTTCTAGAGAGTCTATACTTAAAATTCATCTTGATAAATATAAATGTGATTTTTCACAAGTCCTAAAAGATACGGATGGATTTTCCGGTTCGGATCTTTTTGAGCTTTGTAAACTCGCTGGGTTAGAAGCAATTTCTAATAATAGATCAAATATTTCCTCTGATGATTTAAATTATGCCCTTAATTTATTAAAATAATGTTCTTATGCTCCAATGTTCATTTGTCTTTGATCTGCTGATGTAATTGTTGTTTTATTCCATGGTGTCGCACATTCCATTGTATTTGAAATAGGTGGATCAGATCTTAATTGATGATTTGCATTTCTTAATGATTGACTTTGCATTCCTACTGCATATTTATTTGTGTCAATAAAACTTTGACCTTCTAAACTCTTTGCTGGTGAAAATTCTGTGAAAGATGAATCTAATTTAGGATCGTCCTTGGGTAATAAATTTGATGAGACAAATTGTGAACATGATGGTAAGTTTACTTCTTGTTTTTCTCCAATTTTGCCATATTCTAATTCTTCGTCGTCATTTGGTACAACATTTCCAGCTCCTGGTTCTTGAAGCTTAGGCGCTAATGCCTGAGAAGCTGCTGACTTATCCTCTCCAAACCCTTCCATCATTTTACCCATTGGATCCATTCCCATTTGCTTCATTACACAAAGAATTACAACTACTGCTAATACATATGTTGGCCAATTTTTTTTCATGTTATTCATATCAATTAATTTATTCAGACCGTTCATGTTTAATACTATAAAATAAAAAATTATTCATCAGGAAATGCGTTTTCCATTTCGTCATAATCATCATCATCAGCATCTTCAAAAAGACATACCACTTTTTTCTTTTCTTTTTTTGGAATTTGTTTTACTTGAAATACTTTCCATACTACTCCAAATCTTGATTTTGTAAACCAAATCCCGCTTAGTTGCACTATACATGAAACGTACATCCCTTCTTCTATTTCTTCTGGTTCTACTTCTTCCTTTGTTTTATCAAATACTACTAGTCTTGATGATGTCCGCATTCTAAAATTTACATCACTTGTTTTCTTTACTGGTTTCACAAATGACATAAATGCATTATCCAAATATTCATCCGTGATTCCTGAATCAGGAAACCAATTTTCCTTATTATCCTTTGCTAATGCTAACATTTGATCTTCTCCTTCTCTCAGTAAATCAATGTTGTCTTGGTTTGATACTGCTACATCAAATGATGACGCTATTTGTGATTTGGTTTCTACTTTGCTTAGCTGAAACAATATATCTTCTTCGTCACAATGTGTTCTTATAAAATACTTTCCATCAGTTCCTTTTGCTGGTTCGTCAAATTTTACAGCTGAATAATCAATTGAGTTTGTTACTTTAGACATTTCTTATTGTACTTTTTTTATTTTTTATTTACTTTTTACGAGAAAGTCTCATACGTACTCATCATAGCACTTTGTGGTCTTACCTTATTTTTTGACAATGCATAATCTGTACCTGAACCTGCAGCACTTCTTGGTCTTGGTCTTGGTCTTGGTCTTGGTCTTGGTAATGCATTTCTAAATGAAGATGATTCGGGTTTGTACTCTACTTGTTCTTGTTTTGGTGAATTTTTTTTATATTTTAAACTTAGTATTTTGTCTGCCATATCTTTGTTTGTTCTAATATTTGCAAAATCTGTATGATTTGTTATCATTGTTGTTACTAGTATATTGATAATTTCACACCATTGTTTTATTCCTGTCGCATCATTATGGTATTTCACCCAATCTTTTCCTTTCTTAAAACTTCTTATTCTACCTACAATTTTATCTAAATTCCAATTGGGATCATATGATGTAGAAGTTTGCATTTTTACTAAAATTATTTCATATAAGGTATTATGTAAATAATCTGAAGTAAAATATTTGTTTTGTAAAATATTTTTATTATTATTTATCTTTAATTGAAATTTAGTGACATGTTTAATTGAAGGAATATGTTGAGTTAGCCATATAATTGGTTTTATAGTGTTTTGGGATCTTGCTTTTCCAATATAGATTAAAAT